GATCTGCTAAAGGAAAAGTTGGTAAGACTAGAGAATCAGATACATCAAACTTTGAAAGCCTTATGCCAACCATGCGTGTGCCTGGAGAAGACATGGGGAGAATGACTCCCATGCCTATGAAACAAAGACTCAAAAGAATGAAAGCTGGCGGATTAGCTATTAAAGGACAAGGCAAGGCATTCTTAAAATCTAAAAGATAAGCCATGGCTAAAAAATTAATTAAAAAAGCTGTTAAAAAGGGAATTCAAAAAGTTAAACAGAACCTTAAAGAAGATTCTAAAGACATGCTTCCTTCAAATCATAAAAAACAGCCAATGAATATTCCTAAGAAAACAGTAGACGCTGCAATAAATACCATGGGTGCAACCGGCGCTGGCTTAACAGCATATGGAGCAGCCTCCAGTATAAAAGAAACAGTAGGTGGCGGTAGACAGGCTCGACAAGATAGGCAAAAATAAATGGCTAAAAAAATTGTTAAAGAGGCTCTTAAGAAAAAACTTAAGGAAAAACTTTACAATGCAGAAAGAAGACTTGATGCAGACAGTGCTTACATCTCTCCAAAAACTCATTTAAAAGATTCTAAAAAAATTGACGGAATTAAAAAAGAACTTAGAGACCTAGAAAAAGATGATCCGACAAATATGAAGAATGGTGGTATGGTAGGCGGTGGAAGACAATCTAGGCAAGACAGGCGAAAATAATGGCAGACATAGATAAAGCAATTACCTTTGACGAGCAACAAGACTTAGGTGTTAGAAATCGTACAAAAGAAATGGAGATCGAGGTCGATGTGACCGAAGAGAATCCAGACCTAGATTCATTTGAACAAATGGAAGACGGCAGCATTGCTTTTGGTGAGCCAACACCTCCCATGGAAGAAACAGACTTTTATGCTAACTTAGCAGACGTCATGCCTGACTCTGATCTTAATTCTTTAAAGAATGATTTGATGAGCAACATTGAGTCTGATAAAGATTCTAGAGGTGACTGGGAAAAAACATACCGCGAAGGCCTTGAATATCTTGGCATGAAGTACGAAGAAAGATCCCAGCCATTTGAAGGCGCATCAGGTGTTATGCATCCGTTGCTTTCAGAAAGTGTTACTCAATTTCAAGCGCAAGCTTACAACGAACTATTGCCATCACAAGGGCCTGTAAAAACACAGGTGCTTGGCATGACAACTCCTGAGACTGAACAACAAGCAGCTCGTGTTCAGGAGTTCATGAATTATCAACTCATGCAAGTCATGAAAGAGTACGATCCAGAAACAGATCAGATGTTATTTTATCTACCGCTTTCTGGTTCAGCTTTTAGAAAAGTTTATTACGACCAAAACCTAGGACGAGCAGTCTCTAAGTTTATTCCAAGTGAAGATTTAATCGTTCCTTATTCAGCCACAGACTTGCACAGTGCAACAAGAATCACGCATGTAATTAACATGCCAATGAATGACATACGCAAGTTGCAACAGATAGGTTTCTACAGCGATGTAGACATAGAATCTGGCAACATGATGGCAGATGAGACTGACGATATTCAAGAAGGCATCGATGAACTCCAAGGAGTTAAGCCAAGCTACGATGATGATGATACTTGTAAAGTACATGAGATTCACACAGAGCTAGACATCGAAGGCTTTGAAGATATGAATGCTGAAGGTGAAGACACAGGCATTAAACTTCCATACATTGTTACCATTGGTAACAACAAAGTTTTATCTATTCGCAGAAACTACAAAGAGAATGATCAGTTAAAACAACGCATCAACTACTTTGTGCATTATAAGTTCTTACCAGGTCTAGGATTCTATGGCTTTGGTTTGACTCACATGATTGGTGGCTTATCTAAAGCCGCAACCTCAATTCTTCGTCAGCTTATTGACGCTGGTACTTTATCAAATTTACCTGCTGGATTTAAAGCTAGAGGAATTCGTATTCGTAATGACGACCAGCCTTTACAACCTGGAGAGTTCAGAGACATGGACGCACCCGGTGGTAGTTTGCGAGACGCTTTTGTACCGTTACCTTTTAAGGAGCCAAGTCAAACCCTTCTCTCTCTCCTAGGGATCTTGGTCGATAGCGGGAGGCGTTTCGCATCTATCGCAGATATTCAAGTGGGTGATGGAAACCAAAATGCGCCAGTCGGTACAACAGTTGCTCTACTAGAACGTGGCACTCGTGTTATGAGTGCCATTCATAAAAGATTGCATGCGAGTCAAAGAATTGAATTTGAAATATTAGCCAAGGTATTTGGAGAGTATCTACCTCCAGCTTATCCATACTCTACAGCCAATGGTAATCAAACCATTAAGGCATTAGATTTTGATAGCAGAGTAGACGTATTACCTGTCTCAGATCCTAACACTTTCTCCATGAGTCAAAGAGTTATGATGGCGCAAGAGCTATTGAGAACAGTACAAAGCAATCCAGAGATTCATGGGCCAACTGGAATCCATGAAGCTTACAGAAGAATGTATTCTTCTATGGGAGTTCAAAACATTGAACAGCTTTTACCAGCTCCTCCACAACCTCAACCCATTGACCCTGCAAGTGAGAATGCAAGTTTGATAGCTGGAATGCCAGCGCAAGCATTCCAAGGGCAAGACCATGATTCGCACATTAATTCTCATGTATCTTTGTATAGAACAATTACTGCACAATCAAACCCAGTTGTATTATCTTTAATACAAGCACACGTTTACCAGCATGTCTCATTTAGAGCTGCTGAAATTGTTGATCAGCAAAATGCTCAGAACCCAGAGTTCCAAAGCACATTGCAACAGATACAGCAACTGCCTCCAGAAGTTGGCATGCAGTATCAACAACAATTAAAAGAGTCGGTGGCAAGAGACGTAGCTGCAGTAGTGTCTCAGTTGATGGAACAAATAAACTCTATCTTCATGCCACCACCCCCACAACCCGATCCTTTAGTAGAACTAAGAGGCAAAGAATTAGACATTAAAGCTGATGATGTACAGCGCAAGCGCGAAGAGTTTGTGCAACGTCAACAGTTTGATTCTATGAAAGCTATGCAGAGCAATCAGCTAGCAGAACAGCGTTTGGTTATTCAACAAGATATTGCTAAGATGAAAGACAACATAGCAAGAGAAAGAATAGATCAATCAGCACAATTTAAAGCAATGGATATTATGAGAGGTAACAAATGAGTTCAATAAGACAAAAACAAGCAGCAATGCACAAGAAACAATTAAAAGAAGAAGAGGAGCGCAGAATCAATGGCAATAAACCGATCATCAATGAGAATGCAAATATCGACATCGACAAAATCGCCAAAGAGGCTGATAAGCAAGCGGATGAAATCCTTGCGAAAGTTGTCGAAGAAAGCAAGCCAAAAGCAAAAAAAGTTTCCAAACCTAAAGCTGTCGTTAAGACTAAGGCCAAGGTAGTTAAAAAGAAAAAATAGTATGCCCTTAAAAAAAGGTAGCAGTAAGAAGACAATATCTGCTAACATAAGTGAATTAATGGGTAGCGGTAAAAAACAAAAAACTGCTATAGCAATTGCGCTTGAAAAAGCAAAACAAAAGGTGAAGAGAAATGGAAAAAGTAAAAGGCGTTAAACCAAGCGTTAGCATTAAAGATCAAGGAACTGTGAACTACTCACAACCTAAGAAGATTGCTAATGGCGGTAAACCTGGCAGACACGGACAAGGTAATTCTCGTGGTGGCGGAGCTGCTTTAAGAGGCACTAAGTTCTACGGCGTTTGCTAGAAAGATGTCTGATCGAATTAGTTTGCCTCCTACTCCTCCGGGCCTTCAAGATCAAATGTATCGAGGAGACGGTGGACCACAACGTATGCCTACACCCCCAAGAAGCACTCTTGTAGTTGGTGGCCCTGCGTACTATACGCCTGAAGGCTATGAAGCTCCAAGACAACCAGTTCAATCATTCATGCCAACTGATACAAGACCTGATCCAATAGGCGATCAATTTAGAAGAGCAAATCCACCTCCAGCACAAACAGCACCTCCACCGCCTCCAGTTCCAGCACCAACGCCAGCGCCTGCACCAATTTCAGACCCAGAACCAATTATAGATCCAGTAGAAGAACCAGTAGTAGAACCAG